CCATGAGCAGGGTTCGTTTGTCTTTACAGGTTTTGAATCGACACTTCCTAACTGGCAGATTGGTTATGTTGGTGCTGTGCTGATGATCGCTGAACTGGTCAACACTAAGCCCAAGTCCATGACCAAAGTGACAGGCTATAACTCGCTCACATTGTAAGGAGAAATAGTCATGTCTAATAAAATCCTCGTAGCTGGTGCAGCAACTAATGCTGCTGGTGCATTTATTCAAGCGTATGCTTTGGGTACTGCAACGGCAACTGTTCCTGCTGGCGATTATTACATTGCTCCAACTGCTAACGTCACTATTGAACTAAATACGAATACAACTGGCAATATCAGTAATGCTTCGTATGCGGTTGTAGTTGCCAATAATACTGGCGGCTACTTCATCTCTGATGGCGTAAACATTCGTGCTAATGTTCTTGCTGGTACACCGACCATTACTCTGTTCCAAGTGAATCAGGGTCAAGCGGTTAGTGAGACTTACGCATAAGGAGCCAACATGAATGCTAACCATGTAGGATCATTGTTCCCCAATGGATTTGGCAATTTTGCACTTGGTCGCACTGTAACCGTTAGTGTTGGTACAGTAGCCAATGCTGTTGTTCAAATTCCTATTGTCGGCGCAAGTTCATACATTGTTCGCAGGATTACGGTAGCTAATGCAAACAAGTCGATTGCAGCCGCAAACGTAACTGTTACCACCTCTAACGATGGTAACGTTTCAAATGCGGTTGCGTCACTGACAACGCTAAGCAACGTAACTAGCACTTCCACGTACCAAGATTTAACTCTTGCTGCTGGCGCTGCTACTACCGTTTACTCGTCTGGTTCGTTGTACGTCAACGTACCTGCCGCTGTATCTGGTGGAACTTGCGACATTGTGGTTTACGGAGATGCGGTAACTCTATGACGACTGTTTATGTGACTAACAAGTGGGAAAAAACACTTGTCGATGAATATGCGTATAAAACATATACGTTCCCTATGAATGAATCTGTTGAAGTACCTATAGAAATTGCTCGTCACATATTTGGTTATGGTTCTGAAAATAAAGAACCTTTTTTGGCTAGACTTGGTTTTGCTAAAACAAAGAATGACATTCCTAGCGGGTTGGAAATTCTTGCAAAATTTAGCATTACCGAATCTATGCCAGTACAGGATCGCTCCTTATCCCCGGCGATTGACCAAGTACCCCCACCTATCCCTTTACGGGGGGTGGGGAGAAAAGTCGAAAAAGCGATTACGTATTTTCAAATATCTTTATTTACAAAGTAACTGTAGCTGGTGTTTTAGGAACTACAGCACCACCTTACCCTGCATCAAATTATTCGTATCCTCCAACAACGCCATTTACCGACGGAACTGCTACCTTGCAATATGCTGGTAACTGCGAAAAGTTACCGTATGCAGCATTTCCTGACAGCATAAATACGATTGATATTTTAAATATCAACCTTTATTGGGGAAATAGCAGAATTCCTTTGCAATATTTGCCGTGGACTCAGTTCAACGCGCAATTACGTTATTGGCAAAACTACATAGGTAGGCCAGTAGCGTTTACCGTTTACGGACAGCAGACAGCTTTTATTTCTCCGGTTCCGGATCAGGTTTACACCATTGAAATGGATACGGTTGTACTTCCAGCCGATCTTGTTTCTTCTACTGAAGTTGATGTTCTCATTGAGCCATACAGTACGCCAGTAGCTTACTTTGCAGCACATAAAGCAAAGTTTAAAGAGCAAAGTTATGGCGAGTCTGAAATATACAAACAGCAATATGTACAAGAAGTTCGTAGTGTTTTGGTTACGACCATGACTCGACGCATTCCTAATCCTTATGGCAGCGCATTTTAATTATGGCTGCGGCTGAGCAAAAAAAGTCATACAAAGTAATTAAACAATTTCGTGGAATAAACACGAAAGCAAATCGTACTGCATTAGAAGATGGTGAGTTTTCATGGCTAGAGAATGCCATGCCCATTGGTTACGCAAATATTAAAACGCTATCTGGCGAAAAGAATACTGCGGTAACGTTTGGTAATGTTGTTACTTCATTGCTATCAGCAAACATTAACAACAAAGATTATCAACTTGGATTTCAAGAGGATGGTCGTTGTGAGTACGTTGATGTAGAGACAAATACAAAAGGAAACGTTGCTGTTGCTGGTACTTTTTCAAATTCAAGAATTAACATAACGCAGTTTAAAGATGAGCGCGTTTTAATTGGTGATCCTAATAACGGTGTTTATAGTTGGGATGGCACTAATCTTGTATCTATTGGTTCCGTTGGATTCATAGGAATTACCAATGGAGGCACTGGATATACGACTACGCCTTCTATAGTTATTTCTGCTCCTAATGAGACAGGTGGCATACAGGCTCAAGCAGAAGCTATTTTGACGGCAAATGTAGTTACTGGAATTGCCATTACTGAAGCTGGCGCTGGTTATACAACGTCACCCACGGTAACTATTTCAGGTGGTGGAGGAGCAAACGCAGCAGCTATTGCTGGTGTTTCTACGTTTAAAACTGGAACCGTCACTGTATTAGTAACTAATGGTGGTACTGGATATACAAACGCTTCTAATACTGTAGTAACTATTAGTGGTGGTGGCGGTACAAACGCTGCTGGTACAGCTATTTTGGCTGGTGGTCAGATAATCCAAGTGATTATGACCAACAATGGTACTGGATACACGAATTCATCCAATATCAGTGTAACCATCAGCGGTGGTGGAGGTTCAAATGCAGCCGCTAAAGCTATTATTAACAGTAATCCGGTTACTGGCATTCAAACATTTTCAGGTCGGTCTTGGGTAGCTCAAGGACGTTCTGTAAGTTATTCGGCAGCAGGTTCTTATTCTGATTTTGTTAGTTTATCTTCTGGCGTATTTACAATTACAGACGCAACACTGCGAAGTAATATTACCCAATTGTTATCAGCTAACAACTTTCTGTATATTTTTGGTGAAGATAGTATTAACGTATTTTCAGATGTTCGCGTAAGTGATGCTGGAATTACATTATTTACAAATACCAACATTAGTGCTTCTGTTGGATCAAGATTACGGTATGCAATATTTCCGTATTTCCGTTCTGTGTTGTTTATGAACGAATATGGTGTGTATGCGCTTGTTGGTTCGACAACATCAAAGATTTCTGATCCTCTTGATGGTGTGTTTCCAAACATAGATTTTTCTACCGCAACAGTTACGGCTGGTCAGGTATTGTTAAATAACATATTATGTGCCGCATTCAATATAAGATATAACGATTCTGGAACTTATCGTTATGTACAGGCAATATTTTTTGAAAAGAAATGGTTTTTTTCTAATCAAAATAATATCAAGTTAGTATCTTCTATTGCTACTGGTGGTCAAATTAAATTATTTGGCACAAGCGGTAGTAATTTTGTAGAGCTTTATGGTGATGCCGCTGTACCAGTAGATATTATTTTAGAAACAGCATTAGACGCTATGGGCGATCCTATTCGGGATAAGCAAGCATTAAAGATAGGTATTGAGGCTACGTTAGGATCATCACCCACAACAATGAATGCTTATGTAGATTCAGAATCGGCGCAGTCTCCTGTTATTACTTTTGACAATACAATTGCTTGGACTAACAATTCAGGAAATGAAATAGATTGGAAGAACAGTTCTAATATAATTATTGGCTGGTTAGGCTCTACTTCTGCTGGTTCTGGCTATTATTTATATAAATCTGACGCTGAAATGTGGGGTAAATACTTAGGTATAACCATCAATAGCACATCAACACCTTTTGTTATCAATGGTTTCCAATTTGAACATGAACTAAGAACGAGGTTCTAAAATGCCAGTGCCAAATACTTTTGCGAATGCAACTACTACAATACCGTTATCTCAACTTGATAACAACTTTGCCACTCCAATTACGATTGGTAATACGGCGGTTCAACTTGGTAATACAGTTACCACGCTGAACAATTTAACGCTTCCCAATGTCACTATTTCTAGTGTGGCAAGCGCTTTTCCAAATAATTTCTTAGCTAACAGTACGGCAACACTAGGTAATGCAACTATTACGCTAGGAAGCACAACTAGTTCTGTTGGCAATTTAACGGTTGCTAATGTAACTGTTACTGATTACAAAGAAAGCCAAGTAAATATTGGTAATTCTGGTACGACTCAAACCATTTCTTTGTCTAACGGTACAGTTCAAACTGTAACGCTTACAGGAAACTGTACGTTTACTATGCCATCTGCTGCTGAAGGTAAATCTTTGTTGGTACTTATTAAGTCTGGTGCTGGAGGTTTTACGGGAACATTTACGGGCGTTAAATTTCCTGCAAATACGGCTCCAACTATTACAACTACAGCAAGTCGTTTGGATATTATTGCATTTAGTTCAGACGGTACTAATTGGTACGGCACAGCATCTCAAAACTACTTTGTATAAGGAGCTTTAATGTTTGCTTATTCAAAGATTATGCAAGCGTTGGCTGTTGGTGGCGGTGGCAATGTCACTGTTATTCAGCGTTTCCTTGCGTCTGGTACGTGGACTGCTCCTACTGGTGTGACATCCGTTGACTACCTTGTTGTTGCGGGTGGTGGTGGTGGCGGAGGTAATGTCGCTGGAGCTGGCGGTGCAGGAGGCTTTCGTACTGGAACTGGTTTAAGTGTTACGGCTGGAACTGACTACACAATTACCGTTGGCGGCGGCGGTGCAGGGGCAGCGACTGATGCTGCTAGGGGAACTAGCGGTTCTGATTCCATATTTAGCACTATTACTTCAACAGGTGGTGGTGGCGGGGGCACTTATTCTGGCGCAGGCACTTCAACTGGTTTAAATGGTGGTTCGGGTGGAGGCGGTGGAAATGGGGCGGTTACTAATGGAGGTACTGGCAATACTCCATCTACTAGTCCATCTCAGGGCAACAATGGCGGCGATGGAACAGCAACTCAAGCACCAGTATATGCGGCTGGCGGTGGTGGTGGCGCAGTAGCAGCAGGAACAAGCGCAACAACTTCTGTTCCCGGTAATGGCGGCAATGGTCAATCTTCAACGCTCTCAGGTTCTAGCGTGACCTACGCAGGAGGTGGAGGCGGCGGTCGAGGCGATAGCGGAACTAGGTCATCAGGCGGCACAGGTGGCGGCGGTCAAGGAGGAAACACATCAAATTCGGGGGAAAATGGAACTACAAATCTTGGCGCAGGCGGCGGTGGTGGTCAATCTGGTAATTCAGGACGAGGTGGCGGCACAGGCGGCTCAGGCATAGTCATTCTTTCTTATTCCGTAGCATCACAAACAGTCTTTACATTTAAATCATCTACTACATGGAAATGCCCTACTGGTGTGACTAGCGTGGATTATTTAGTCGTGGCTGGTGGTGGAGGTGGTGGGGGTTCTTTAACCTCTGGACAAGGTTGTGGCGGTGGTGGTGCTGGTGGATTTAGAACAGGCACATCATTTTCTGTTACTGCTGGTACTGAGTACACGATTACTGTCGGCGCTGGCGCAAGCGGCGGGACTCCCTCATCTACCGGGCCTAACGGAGGAAACTCCACATTTAGCACAATTACATCTGCTGGTGGTGGTGCTGGTGGCTCTCAACCGGGAAGTGGTGTCGCTGGCGGTTCCGGTGGTGGTGGCTCAAGTGCTGGTGGAGCTTCTCCCGGAGGTGCAGGAAACACTCCATCTACATCACCAAGTCAAGGTAACAATGGCGGTGCTGCTGGTTCAACTGCGGTTCCCGGTGGTACAAACGGCGGTGCTGGTGGCGGTGGTGCTAACGCTGTTGGAAGTAACGCAGCATTAAATACTGGCGGTAATGGGGGTAATGGCACGGCTTCATCAATATCTGGTTCATCTGTAACTTATGCTGGCGGTGGAGGCGGTGGGGGTGCTGCTGTATCTCCGGGATATGCGGCAGGTACTGGAGGTACGGGTGGTGGAGGTAACGGAAATGGTGGAACACTTCCCAGTAGTGGGTTGACGGCAGGAACAGCTAATACTGGCGGTGGCGGCGGTGGCGGTACTAACGCATCTAATGGAGCAGCTGGCGGCTCAGGCATCGTAATTATCAAAATTAATCAATAGGGGATATTGATGGAAACTAAACTTTACAGAATGTATGGGATAGATATAGCTATGCAGCTATTACGTCCTAATGCTAAATGGGAAATATCCAACACTACATTTACACGTTGGGATGATCCTAGACCATGCCCATCATGGGAAGAAGTGCAATGGGTAATGGATAAGATACGTGAGTTTGAAGATAGTATTCCTACGATATGGCTTGATGAAGATTTAAAGAAGATGAAAGCTGATGCCGAAGAATTTGAGAAGGCGGTTGCATGAATATGCACAACCTTTTTCCTATACCTATTGGTATGTTTGATCTTGACCGTGATTTAACGGACGAGGAAATGTTGTTTGTTCGTGGGCAGGATACACGCGCTAACGAAGGTAATACAACGAGCAAAAATAACTTTGTTTTACGTGATTCTGT